AGTTGATGACCCATCCTCATGGACAAAAATCAAACCCCAATTCTTGAATTGAAAAAGGATACGATGTTGCCTAGTTTAGTTTCAGAACGAGACAAGAAAAAGCTGGACGGAACATTAGATGAATTCAAGAACAAGAACCTGAACATGTGGATTAAGGCTTCTGATAATCGCTATTTAAACATACATGACATCGAAAATGCAGTAGCTGATAAGCCACCATTCAGCATTTCTGGTCATGATGTTTATATAGGATTCGACTTAAGCAAACTTGCAGACGACACAGCAGTTGCTTTCATTTATCCATACCAGTTGGCTGGAGAGACACACTATTATATCCAACAGCATAGTTGGGTACCCTTATCTCACACAGGTGGAAGTATTGCCGAAAAAGAAAAGCAAGATGGAATTAATTATCGTCAAGCTGAGCAATTGGGTTTTGCCACTATTGCAAAAGGACGCTTTGGCTACATAGATGAAGACAGTGTTACCACGTGGATTATGAGCTATATAGAAGAGAATGGCTTAAATGTTAAGTTCTTTGTATTTGACCGCTGGGGAACTAGCGATGTTTTGGATAAGTTAAGCCAAGAAGAACCATTTCCACTGATGCCTTTAAAACAGACGTCAGATAAGTTAGATAAACCAACACATGAGTTCAAGAAAGCAATTCGGGAAGGCCGAGTTCATTATGACGATGACCCAATTTTAAAGTATGCATTGACCAATGCGGTTATAGTTGGCTCAAGCGCTGGCATAAAGGTAGATAAGGATCGTGCAACTTCAAAAATTGATGCTGTTGATGCAGTTATTGATGCATTTAGCCGTGCCTATTATGCCTTTTCAGACTTCGACCCAGATGCAGATAATGATAAGAACCGTTCCCCATTGTCTGGTATGAGTGATGAAGAGCGCCATAAGTTCCTAATGAATGCAGCTTTTTAAAAGGCTACATATTTTTTTGCATTGGAAGGTAAATATTGGTCAAAAATGGCGCATCAAGTACGTATATATAGTGAGAGGTAAAAAAACAATGAAAGACACAAAGAATCTGAGGGAGGTGCGAGTGTGAGCAAATTGATAATGCTTAAGGAACTGTTGCCAACAGTGTTATTTGTATCCGGCTTAATTGCTATTGTCACCAGTGCTTATCTTTTTAATAGCACCATAGGAACGTTGGTACTAGGCAGTGTATTGCTCTTTTGCGGTTGGCTACTCACGCCTACATCTAAGGCAGGTGGTAGTAGATGAGCATATGGAATCCGTATGAACGAATGCAGAAAAGAAGTATGACGATACCATCAACTAACCTGTCAAGTTACATCATAAGCGGTGGACAAGTATTACCCAATCATTTGGTTGATGCCAGTACGGCCTTAAATAATTCTGATCTATATGCTGTTACCAACCTTCTAAGCAGTGATATTGCATCGGCAAGTTTTGAAGTGGCTGCACCCTTTGACAAGGTGATAAATAACCCGAACAACCTTATTTCTCCGTTTAACTTTTGGCAATCAGCTGTAGTTCAGATGTTGCTTACGGGAAACGCCTATATCGCCATTACAAGAGACAGCAACAATGTTCCTATGAGGCTAGAGATGGCACCGGCGGCACAGGTAGTAGTCACTTTGGCAGACAGCAGTGCAGATATTAGCTATGCGGTTAACTGGGGAGACGAGAGAGGCACTATCAATTATCCGAGTGCAAACATGCTTCACTTTCGATTGATGGCTAGTGGTAGCAATGGTCAGCAATACATTGGTATTAGCCCATTAGAATCAATTGCAAGCCAAGTCAACATTCAAGATTATGCAAACAAGTTGACACTATCAACCATTAAGAACGCTATTAATCCAAGCACCGTCATTAAAGTCGCTGAGGGTGCTTTATCACCAGAAGAAAAAGAAGCAACACGAAAAGCTTTTGAAAATGCCAACACGGGTGACAATGCTGGACGGCCTATGGTGCTTGACCAGCTTTATGATGTACAAAATTTATCAATTAATGCTGACGTAAGCAAGTTTCTAACAAGCAATGACTGGTCCAAGACACAGATAGGCAAGGTTTTTGGTGTTCCAGATAGCTATTTGAATGGTCAAGGTGACCAGCAAAGTTCATTAGATATGACTAAATCGCTTTATAGCAACACTTTAAGGCGATATGTAAAGCCAATAGAAAGCGAAATGGGTGCCAAATTTGGCGTCCCCGTGAATATTGATGAATCTAGCGCTGTGGATGCCGATAATGACCTACTTATTAGCCAGATACAGAAGTTGCTAAGTGGCACAACACCAGCCATCACGCCTTTGCAAGCCCAACAAATGCTAGCGAAAAGGGGTGTGATTTAGTGGAAAATGAAGATATACGTACATTTGACGTTAAAATTCGAGCTGAAACGGGCTTAGCCAATGAAAATAGCAACAATCAGGCTGAAAATGGACAAAATATGGATATTTCAGGCGTTGCGGCAGCGTTCAATCAGCCATCGATTAAAGGCGATTTTACCGAATATGTTGACCAAAATGCCCTAAATAACGTCGATTTGAGCCAAGTTTTGCTACTTTATGCACATGATTTTTCTAACATTTTGGCCCGTGCAGACGCTGGAACATTACAAACAAGCATTCAGCCTGATGGTTTACACTTTAATGCCCAGTTACCAGACACACAGTTGGGGCATGACACATACACAAACATACTGAATGGCAATATCAAGGGCATGTCGTTCGGTTTTAAGATTGCGCCTGGTGGAGATAGTTGGTCAGTCAACTCACAAGGCAACACGATCCACACAATTAACAAAATTGACCAAGTGTTTGAACTGTCGCTGACTCCTATCCCAGCATATACCGAAACAAGTGTGCAAGTGCAACGGGATTTGGCTCAATTTTTTATCAAGTAAGAAAGAAGTTGTGAAGATGGCAGAAAAGCCAGAGGAAAAAGAAGAACAATCTGTTGATGACCAAAAGCGGTCAATTGAACAATTACAACAGCAGTTATCAGATTTAAAAGCACAAGTAAAAACAAAGGTTGTTATTGACAAGCCTGAGGAAGAAAAGCGTGACGCTACACCAGATATGGCAAGCGATGAAACTACTGCTCAACCAACTTCTGGTGATTTGGTCAGCATGATAGCAACACTTCAAGCTGCTATTCAGTCATTAAGTCAGCAATTGGCAGACCAACAAGCGCCATCACAAATGGACGATGATGTCCCAGATGATGACAGTAATGTTGTTTTGGATGAGAAAAAGCCTGAGCAAGAAACAGCTGAAACTGAAAAGCGTGATGATAAGCCGGCTGAGGTAACTGCGGAACAAGATGTCAAGCAAGAAAATAAAAGAGATGGAGCAAAAGATATGTCAAAGAATTTAACAGCAGACAAAGTTGAAGATGAAGAAGTACGTGATTTTAAGGAATTTTTGAAGACTGGCGAAATTAAGAGAGATTCCACAGGTTTTGATAGCAACGCTGGCGAAGCAGTATTGCCTAGCCAAGTATTGGACATTATGAGTCAGCCTAAGGACCCAGCACAATTAGGCGGCTATGTAACTAAAGTTCAAGTTTCTGCACCGACTGGTAAGATTCCTGTTTTGTCTAAGGCTTCTGCACAACTGGTTTCAGCAGCTGAATTGGCTGACAACCCTAAACTTGCAAATGCCTCTTTAACACAGGTCAATTATGATGTTCAGACTTTGCGTGGTTCACTGCCAATTTCCCTTGAAATGACACAAGACTATCCAAATATCACCAGTTTACTGACCCAGTACATTAATGACATTAAGGACCAAACTGAACAGCACAAGATTGGTGCAGTATTGCAAACAGCTACTCCAGTTGCCGCTGCAAGCATTGACGATATTAAGGATGCATTCAACGTTGGCTTGAGCAACTACACTGACCGAATGTTTGTTGTATCTGAATCATTCTTTGCCGCAATTGATAAGCAGAAGGATGCTGAAGGTAGGTACCTGTTACAAGATTCCATCACTTCTCCATCCGGCAAACAATTGTTCGGTGCTCCGCTGGTAGTTGTTGCTGATGATGTGCTTGGCAAGTCTGGAGACGCAAAGGCATTCATTGGGAGTGTTAAAAACTTTGTGGTTGAAACTGTTAAGGGCAACATTAACCTGTCTTGGCAACGTAATGAGAATTTTGAACAGGTACTTTTGGCAGCACTGCGGGCAGACTTTAAAGCTGCTGATACAGCTGCTGGTAAGTTCATTACCTATACTGCACCAGTTGCTACAGTACCTACTACTACCTCTGGCAAATAACTAAGTAAACTGGTCGCCTAAAAAAGGAATAGTAGCTTGATTCTAAGCGGCGGCCGAATGGAGGTGTACAGATGGCAGAAGCAACAATAGATCCAAACAAGATTGCTAGTGACTTAATGAGTGAGTTAAACCTTGATGAGTCTGAATTGCCAACAATTATTAGTCTGGTAAACACTGCAATCAATATCATTAATAGATCAAGTGATGCACCAGATAGTGATACCTTGACAATTCCAGCCATCAAAACGCTCACACAAGCTACATATTATGACCGTGGTTTATCCAATGGTATGCCTAAGGGTCTTCTGATGATGCTGGCACACCTACAGGCTAGTAGTGGTGGTGACAACAATGGTAAGTAGCTTTAAACCAAGTGACTTTAGTCGAACCATTGAGCTTGGCTCTCCAAAATCACACACGACTGGTGCTGGCCTTAATATCACTAGCTTTGTGCCAGCCTACAGTCTGCATTTCAAACAGCAAAAGAGAACTTTAACACAGCAGTACACGCTTGTGGGCACACGCTTGGATAACTCAATCACGATTATTGTTCGTCACGATGCAAGAAATATTGAGCAGAAACAGGCACGCCTTGATGGCATCGTGTATGACATTTCAGATATTAGCCCAGATGATTCAAACAACGCTATTCGCTATGACTACTTAACCCTCATAAAAACAACTAAGGGGGCATAACCGTGGATATGGATGATGCACTTGAAGAATGGCTTAAGCAAGTATCAAAAGCTGCCGAATTGTCTATTAGCGACCAAGAGAAGATTACCAAGGCTGGTGCTGATGTATTTGCTGGCAAGCTACAAGAAGCAACCAAAGAAAAACACCCAGACACTAAAGGTAGCGGTGGCAAGTATGGGCATCTGAGTGAAGATATTAGCTCCGCCACTGGTGATATTGATAAAGAGCACAATGGTAATTCCGTTGCTGGATTTGGCAATAAAGCATTTGTTGCACGTTTCCTTAATGATGGGACAAAGAAAATTCACGGTGACCATTTTGTTGATAATGCTCGTGATGATGCCAAAGATGCTGTATTTGCCGCTGAAGCCGAGAAATATGAAGCAATTATCGCCAAGTTGAATGGTGGTGGAGACAAATGAGCGCTGTAGATGATGCAGTAGCAATGCTTAGCCAAGCCGGGATTGCCAATATCAATGCAGTTAAAGGCAATAACTTGCCGCAAGAATTAGTCGATAATCTGAACGAAACAGTTGTATTGATTACTGATGCTGCTAATGATCCAGCTGCATATGGTGACAACGATTTCTGGGCATTAAATCAGGAAGTAGAAGTACAGATTTGGTACTCGCAATTGCTTGATTCTGATCCCGAAACCATTGAGATAGCCATGATGAAGGCTTTTACTCATCAACATTGGCAGGTAGCCGCGGTTAGACAACGAACATTAGACCAAGACACACAGCAACTTTTTAACACATTTTATTTCAGTAGAACAAAGAACATTGGAGGAATTTAAATGGCAACAGTAGGTTTATATCAAATCCAGTTAGCTTTGGTTGATGCACAACAAAAGTTAATTTCTGGTACTGGAGCAGGATTAGGCACAGACGGTATCTATACTGTCGATCACAAAGATTTAGGTGCTAAAACTGCCAACATTACTAACTTAGCAGGCACCATTGCTAAGACTTATGGCAACAACAACGTCCAGGACGTTACTGTTGGTACTTCAGAGCCATCAGTAGCTCTAGATATTAACAACTTGGACTTTGCAATTAAGCAGCAAATCAAGGGTTTTGTTAGTGACAGCAAGGGCGGTTATACGGATGAGAATTTAAAGGCTCATGTAGCTTTACTTATTACCACCCAAACCATTGACCGTTTACACTTTGTCTATTACGGCTTTGGTGATGGCATCATGACCGAAACCGCAGCTAACATTCAGACTGATGCGGCAGCAGAACAACGTGTAGATGACTACTTTGACTTACACAGCACTTACTACTAT